TTAAATCTAATTGATACTGAACAAAATCTCCTTTATAGCCTTGTTCTACTGCAAGTTTATAACCCTCAATATCTGCGTATGTTTTGGGTTTAGTTGATGTGGGCATAGAGGCTCTTATATCATTAGCCATTTCCATAGCCTTTTGAGCTTCACCATATAACCCTGCTTGATTCATTAAATTTGCAAGTTGTATATATTCATCAACAGTATCTGGCTCTGGAACTTGCTCCGCAATTGCTTGTAGTTTTTGCATCCTAACCAGTCTAGGATCAACCGCCTCTGCTTCACCTGTAAGCATTCTGCCAAGATTAGCATACACATCACCTTGCCTTGTGCCAATATCTCGTGCATTAAGCATCATACCAGCACCTTGAACACTAGCTAAATTTACAGCATCAGTTATATAACCCTGTTCTTGTGCTGCTTGTTCATCTGCAATTTGTTGTTGAACTCCGTAAATATCGTTAGTGTATGTTGTCATTATTTTCTCCTACCCAAAAAGAACACTTGAAGCAGCCGATGAAACTGTTGGCGGAACTCCGAGTGCTGCACCACCTACTTGAAATATAGCATCCCAAAATTTACTCTTGCCTTTTCTTTTTGCAACATCAGCAGCAGCTAATTGATCTCTTAATCTTGTTTCTGCTAAAGATCGCCTATCTAAATTAGCAGTTGGATTAGCGTATTGCATTTGGTTTGCTAAAAATTGATTACCTATATTGCCTGTTTTTGTAAGCATACCCAATGATCTTTCTCTATTGCCCATTAGAAAATCACCATGTCTGGCTACATCAAGATCAGCTTGATTAATTAATCCTAAATCTCTTTGGTCAATAAATGAGGCTCTGTTTGCATCTTCTTGAAATATGCCTGTTGAAGAAGCACCAGTAGCTATTTGTCTTGCTCTTCTTCTCTCTTCTTCTCTTGCATCACCTGCTGTATATTGATTTCTTAATCTATCTAATCTATTTTGATACATACCTTCATAACCACCACCAAAAAAGTCTTGTGCTTGATCTCCCAAAGTAGATGTTAGCATCCCACTTTGATCGTAAAGGCCTTGTTCCATTTCACCTAATTCAGAGGTTAATGCCCATGTGCCATCTGGATTTTGTGTCCACTTATTACTACCACCAGTATAATTAAGGTCTGGAGTTGTTTTCTGCCAAACCTCTTTAGCTAATTTGTTTTGTGCAGCAATATCTTCCCGACCATATTGTCCAGCATCACCACCACCACGATTAGCCAAACCAATACCCGCACCAACAAGCGTTCCCCAATCAACAGCAGGTTGGGGCTTTAAGCCACCACCAGTTCTAAATCTATAATCTTTGGTATCACCACCAATACTATATCTTTTCCCAACAGAGCCACCTGTTAATTCTGGTTTCACATAGCCTTTAGTGGTATCTGCTCCAAATCTATTAAAGCCAAAGTTTGTTGGTCTTGCCATCTCTATCTCCTAATTATTATGCTGTGCGTTTCCAAAAATATACTGTTATATAAGGTTGTACGTTGTTATGTGCTCCACCACCACCTGTATTAGCAGCAGCAAGATTAGTCCAAGTGTGGGTAGAATTATTATATAAGGCTGCACTGCCACTTGGATAATCACCATTACCTGAATCTGTATTTGAACCACCCGCTGTAATAGTATGAGTATGTGCTGGTATTTCAGAAGTTGTTAGTGTATGTGTTTTAGCACCACCTGTTTCCTCTATAGTATTGAAATCCGAATCACCAGTATCTACACCTATCAGTACCTTACCTGCACCAAATGCTACCCAAGTAGTTCCGCCTATTGCTGTAACAACTGCTGCACTATTGGCATAAGCTGTTACTGTGGTAAAGATAGCACCAACAGGATATACGACATCTGCGATATTTGCTGCCGAAGTTGCAGTTTGAACAAAAGCAGTTGTGGCTACCTGTGTCGTATTCGTACTTGCTGCTGCTGTCGTAGCACTAAAAGATTCTGAGGCACTTCCATTTAAGTCCGCCTTAGAATTTACAGCAGTTTGGACAGCCGAGAACTCGGTATTAAAATCCCCTCCGCTAATTATCTTATTAGTATCTGAATCAGCTAAGGCATCCTTACCAGACCAAGACACCGCTATTGAATATTGACTCATCGTATTTTCCCCTGTTTATGTAATAATGTTAAAGCCTGTATAGACAAATCAAATCCATTGGATTGAATGTCTACCGCTATCTTTAAATGTTTTGCACTTCCTAAAAGTGGCATCCTATATTCCTTCAGTCCGTAAACTGGTCTGTAGGTAGCAGATGCAGTATGAACTGCTGAATTGTGTGTATGAGTTGCTGTGGTTGCTCCGTAAAGAGAAGTAGTTTTACCCCATAGAAAAGCAGCACCAGTTGTCACAGGACTCAAAGTTACACAGGTGGAGTTTGATGAAACAGGACTAAAATCCTTATAATATTTCATACAAACTGTAGCACCATAACCACCCTCGATAACCATAAAGAATCTCTTTAGTAAGGCGGTTATAACTGAGTCACCTAAATTCAGCCATACTGTTTGAATTTCTGAAGTGTAGGAAGTGTCTGTATAAGTTACTCCACCACTACCAGCAGCAGCAGCATCAGTATCAAAATACCTCTCATAACCAGCCAAACCACCATCTTGTTGTCCTACTAAGAGTCCATATAGGTTGGTATATGCTAAACTTGCTGGTTCTCTATCGCTATCAAAAGTCCAAGTTGTTATTCTAGGAGCACCATTAGGAGTTCCATGTTTGAAGTCAAAGATATAATTTATATTCTTGTCTACAAATGACATTATATAGATGCCTTCACTTTCTACATACACACTCTTAACATTCGTACTATTACCAATATTTCTTATTAATGTATCTTTTATGTTTAGAGATAAATCTTGTAATGGTAGTTTATCTTTCTCGGTTGTTCTAGCAAGTGATCTAAGTCCTGTGCTTGAGAGGAACACCAAATCATCACCAATAGCCTGAACTGTATCTCTTGAAACCAGACCAATACCCCTAATTACCTCATTTACTGCTAAAGAACCCACAACAGTTGGGCTATCATATACAACAATATTATTCTTGCCAAATATAACCAACTTACCATAAAAGGGAGCTAGTGCAACTATCTCATCAGTACCCCATACCTTTGCTAAATCTATCAGGCCAGTATCACCACCTGTCCAATCATCTCCATCTAACAGGTTTGAATAATAAACAACATCTTTTGCCTCTGCTACACCACCTGCCCAGATTCTTCCGTAATATCCCATACCGCAAGAGGGATCAAACAAGGATGATATTGAGGCAGGATCAGTAGCATGAGCAGTCCATTTAGAGTCAACACCTAAAGAACCATCGTATCTCTGAGGTATAACACCTGTATGGAAGCAATGCAGTCTATCATTAAAATTTACAAACTGCCAATCTCCTGTCGTGTCTGCTACTGTATGTTTAACATCATCACCACTACTAGGAAAAGCAGCAGTAGGACTACCAAAATCTACTGTATATATACTTGTACCATAACTAGCAAATATCTTATCTGTACTTTGATCTCTATGTTCTACTAAAGAGGCTATCGCTGTACCTGTAGGAACAATCTTCTGTTTGAGTCCTTTTCTTAGAGCGATACGACCAGACTCTCTAATTACTACATTCTCTGCTTTAGTCAGCCAAGAAGGGTCTAAAGTTGCAGGGTTACTCTGAGTATTTAACCCATTAACACCTAAATCATCTAAGGGTTTGTACGATAATTCTTTTGCCATTAGTTAATGTACCAATCTGTTTCATACCTTGTATTACCACTATCAAGCATAATTGCTTGTTTAAGAGCTTCATTGGCTTCTTGAGCCATTACACTAGATTGTGTACCACCATCCTCACCACGTTCTGAGATTGCTCTCGCCCACGCCCCTAACATAACTGGATATACTGGTACTGTTAAAACATCAGTAGCACTAGCTAGAGCGGATTGTACCTTAATAATATTAAAGTTAATGTTCTGTGCTGAAGTAGGTACTGGGTATAGGTCTACATTCATATCAGGCGGTCTTGTAGCGAGATTAACAGTAGAACCATTAAAAGCATAATGATAAGGCTCTCCAGTTGCTATATCAGCAGCAGGGAAAGACCTAGCATTAAGCCATTCATTACCTACTTGAGATAGATGTGTTCCTGTCGCTTGATTGATAACATCAAGAATTTTAGGATTAGAGCCAGCACCAGCATTAGTATCTCCTAGCGAATACACCATAGTTCCCGATACTGTAGCCACAGTAAAAGTTTCTCTGAGTGCTAACCAATCGTGCCTAGACTCAACGTGACTCTTAGCATCATTTACTAGAGAACCGATTACTTTCTGGTAATCTGTTACTGCACTTGAATCGTTTATATCGCCTGTCCAATCAGAAGAGATAGTGTCCTCTCTCAATCTAATTAAAACTTCGTTTATTAATTCTCTAAAATTCACATTAATCTCCTATTATGAAAATGCGAGCTGTGGTGCTCCAAGTAATATCCTATTAGGTGCACTACCGGGTGCAGCAGCAATAAAATAAGGAACTAAATCAGTTGTATCGGCTGCTGATGATAATGTTAAACCTGACCCGCCAACAGTTTCAAACTCAGAACCTAAAGTAACTGTTCGTGAACCTGTACCATCTTGAATAAAAGCTATATATCCAGACTTACCCGCATACAGAGAACTAGGATTTGATAGAACCACATTACCTATTAGGGTTAGTGTGAAGCTATCATAAGTAGCAAAATTAAGTTCTGTCGAGCCTGTAGCATTTTCAGTATACAATGAAGGTAGAATTTTTACACCAACTAAAATGGGTTCAAGAGCAAGTGTAACTGTTGTACTTGAAGCTGAAGTAGTGATTTGTCCACCAGTACCCTCAATAGTGAGAATTTCAGAATCTAAATCAATATCAATCGTACCACTATCAGTATCAACATCTAAATCTTCTGCTGTTATTTGATTATCTACATAAGCCTTAACTGATTGTTGTGAAGGTGGTTTTGTGGCTGAATCAGTAGCCATATCATCTTCATCAATTAAATTTGTAACAGCGAATACTGTCCAATCTGACATAGTTCCTCCGTATGAACTATTGTGCATATATACTTTATCTTCATCAGAACGAATAACTACATCGCCTTCTTGAGCAGTTAGAGCTAACTGTGCCACCTCAGATGCAGCAGTTTGAATCGACACCAGACTTCCTGGTTGAGTTAAAGTTCGCCAAACTGTGCCAGTT